AGCAGTCATTTTTTCGCGGAGCTTCGCGCGTACCTTCGCGAGCTGGCCGACGGCGCCCGCCCCGCTGGTGACTTGATCCGCGCGGCCGCGGAGCGAATGCTCGCGGAGTTTTCTAGCGACGTGATCGCCTGGGACTGGGAACAATTCGACCGCGTGTGCGCCTGGATCGAATCGCTCGAGCTCCCCGACCAGGAAGATGATTCGCGGATGAAGCTGCAGCCGTACCAGCTCATGATCGTCGCGAACATCGAAGCGCGTCGGTGGAAGGAAAACGGGAAGCGCGCGACGTCTACGCTGTTCTGCGAAATGGCGCGAGGCGGCGCAAAAACGATGCTGATGGCGATGATACTGAGCTACCATCTGGCGCACTCCCGCGCGGAATTACAGTTTCATCTAGGGGCGCCGACCGCGTCGGGCGCGGGCGAGGATACGGCGAACCTTCTCCGCGCGTTCGCTCGCCAGCTCGGCGAGCCTTTGAAGCCGGTCGGGTCCGCGGGGAAGGAAGCCGTTAGGAACACCGAAAGCGGCGCGACGATCAAGGTTCTCCCAGCCGACGAGGAAAAGTACCACGGCTTACGATCGGTGATCTGCGCAATTGACGAGATCGCACACATTGCGAAACCGATTCTTACTCGAGCCCGGACGGGCGTCGCGAAAACCGGCGGCCAGCTAATCACGTTCTCGACGCCGCACCACGAAAAAGAGACGATTCCGTACTACGCCTGGCGCGATCAGATGGTTGGCGAGCTCCTCGAGGGGCACCACAAGGACGAAGAGGTCGCGCTCATATGGACGATTGACGACGGCGATCCGGTTGACGAGTTCGTTTCTGAAGTCGTTGAGAAGGCGAATCCGGGACTAGGGGTGACGATCCAAGAGAAGTCGATCCGAGACTCGTTTTCTTCAATGGTCGTCTCGGGGACTCCAGCAACCCGAGCGGACTACCAACGTCAGCACCTTGCGAGCTTTAACGATTTAGGGTCGGGAGGGCTTCTCGACCTCGACGACTGGAGAGCGTGCGACGCTGTTCCCGTGTTCCGCCCAGGGCGCGTATGGGTCGGGATTGACCTGAGCCGCGGCGCGGCGTGCGACTCAAACCGGACGGACGTTTGCAGCGTGTGCGCGGTGCAGACTTCTCCGGACGGGGTCATCCAGGTCAAGGCTCGCCACTTCATGCCATCGCACCGCCTGGAGCATTTCGGGTTTAGGTCAAAGCTCCCACTTGCCGAATGGGCATCGTCCGATCCGCCACACTTGCAACTCTGTCCCGGCCGCGTGATCGACCCCGAAATGATCACCATGGAAATCGAGACACTCATGAAGGACTACAAGGTGTCCGAAATCGCCTACGACCTTTGGACCTTCTCCCGCGACGTACTCCACCGCTGGGAGACGGTCAACCGCTGGACGCTCAAGGGGCGAGCCCAGGCCCAGTACGTCGTGCCCGCTACGGAGGGCCTCGTTGACAAGGTCCGGCAGCGCAAGATCGCCCACGGCGGGGACCCGATCCTCGAGCGATCGATCAAGAACGCGCGCGTGAAGAACTACCAGGGGGGGCGCCGCCCCGACAAAGACCCCAGCCGTTCGATGATTGATCCGCTGATGGCGCTGATATACGCGCTTTCAAGTTGTTTCGAGGAGGGGGGGGATCGGATTTCAGGGTATGAGGGGGATGAGATTGCCGTTTAGCGACGGCGCCGCTATAGTGGGATGCGATATGTTCTTTAAGCGAATGGCAATCGCTCCCCTCGGGGAAAATGTACTAGGCGTGTCCCGCCTGAAGAGGTTCCGCTGAGACCGACGCCGTAAGGGACCAAGCTCAGGCATATCGAGCGAAAGACCCTTCTCCCGCAACTTACGGGGGGAGGGCATTTTTTTAATTTTCTAGCTTTTCCCCCTTGCGCTCCGCTTGTTTTGTTACTATAGACAACGAAGCCGGGGGGCTCATACATCTTGAATTTCTTAAGAAGCCGCGGAGAGCGTTCAAAGTCGGGTATTCCGACCTGGTCGCTGTTCCGTCCACTCTCGACGCTCAACATCGGAAACGGTGCCATCCTCGCCATTCCTACGGTCGGGCGATGCCTGGAAATCCTTGCGGGCGACGTCGCCCGCTCGCCCATGTGTATTCATGCGAAGAGCGCCGGCGCCTACTACGATCGCCCAGACCACCCTCTCCTCGGCGTCCTGGCAGACAAGCCGAACGACTTGATTACCTCGGAGTCCTGGCGCTCAAAAGTCGTTCGCGACCTTATGATCCGTGGTGAGCATCTCTCCATTCTCACGCGCAACGGTCGCGGTGAATTGCTCTCGATCACGCCGGCGGAAGCGGGGACGTGGGGGAAGAATTGGGATCCTCAGACCCAGCGCTTGGACTATCGCGCTTTCGGTCAGACGCTTTTACCTTCTGACGTCCTCCACTTCCGCCGGGGTGAAAAGCTTTGGTTCCAGGGTGAATCGGTACTTGATCAGCATCGAACGACGCTCGCCGCGATCGCGGAGCAGTATGAAGCCGGAAAGCGCGTGTTCTCGACCGCGCTCCCGAAGATGAAACTCGAGACCGATGAGCCGCTTTCCGCGGACGCTACGCACCGCTTGCAGTCCGCCTACAGAGAAACGCACGGAGACGCCACTTCGTGGTCCACTCCGATCATTGTGTCGGGTGGAATGCGGGTCGGCGAAATCGCCCAGCGCCTGGATCAGAACGAATGGTCCGCCGCGATGGAGTTCGCGGTTGCCGACGTGGCTCGCATGTTCGGGATTCCAGTCACCATGGTTGACTCAAAATCCAGCCCGACCGCTGAAGATATCTCGAGCTACCTCGAAGCCGGCCTCCGCCCGCTCCTGTCCCTGATCGCCGCCGAGCTCCGGCTCAAGCTCCTCGCTCGAGGCGAGCGCGTGCACTTCAAGACGGACCAGCTCACTCGCGGCACTAAGGCCCAGCAAGCGTCGAGCGAGCGCCAGCTCATTGACGCCGGCATCCAGACTCCGAACGAGGCGCGCGTCTCTCTGGGAATGGCTCCGCTTGATCAGGCCGGTATGAATGAGATCGTGATCAGCAAGAACTACCAGCAGATGAGCGAGCCGGGAGCGGACGACGTTGGCAGCGATGCAAGCGGGGGGGATGAAGATGCAAATTGAAATCCGGCGGGCGACGGCAGCACCGGAGACTGAGGGCGTCGTCCTCGTCGGCATTGCCGTTCCTTGGAACGAGTACACAGAGATCCATGAGCACGGTGTGACGTTCCGAGAGCGCTTCCTGGCGGGCTCGATGGAGATACCGGAAAGCGCGACTCTGAAGCTTGGGCATGAGCCGGGGGGCGTGCCCCTGGCGAGAGCCGGAGCCGGCACTATCGAGTTCAACCCGGACGACCCGCGCGGGCTTGCGTTCCGCGCGAGCCTTCCCGAGAGCCGGCGCGACATTGTCGAAGCGCTTGAGCGCGGCGATTTGTCGGGCGCGGTTTCCGTTGGTTTCTACGACGTGGAAGACGAAAAACGACTCATGAAGACTGGGCGCGTAGCGTATACGCGCGACATCCGCCGGGCGAAACTTGATCACTTGGCAATTTTAGACACGGCTCCAGCCTATGCCGGCGCCAAGGGGGAAATTCAGAAATGAATCTCATCGAAGCGCGCGAGCGCGAAACGAAGCTCTTTGCCGAGCTTCAAACTGTGCTGGACGGCGCTGAAGGCCGCCAGCTTACTCCGGAAGAATGCGAAAAGGTTGAAAAGATGAACGCCGAAGCCGACCAGGTTCAGGCGCGAATTCGATCTGCTCAGGCTTCCGAGTCCGCGGAAATGCGTCTCGGCTCCGCACGCGGTGGCTGGGACATGCAAAACACCGCCGTCGCCAAGACTGCCGAAACCGATTTTAGAGGCTTCATGCACGGCGCGTATGGTCGTGAGTTTCGGACGCTTCCGATTACTTCCGGCGCAAGCCCCGAGGCCGGCGGTACTCTCGGCCTCGGCATGTATTCTAAGTTCATTGAGATCATGAATCGGCTTTCGCCCATGCGGCAAATTTGCGCGGTGGACTCGTTCAGCACTTCCGATATTCGCTATCCGGTCCAGGCGAGTGTAGTGACAGTCGATAACGATACCAACGAGGGTGCGCCGTTTGACAATTACGAGCCGACGTTTGGAGCGAAGACTCCGAATCCTCGAAAGTTTGCAGTAACCACAAGCGTATCGACTGAAGCAATCGACGACTCGGCCTTTGATCTTGAAGGGATCATTTCAAGACAGCAAGCCGAATCCCTCGCCTACGCGCAAGATCAGGCGTTTCTTGTAGGGGAAGGCGTCGCGGGTACCGACGATACTCTTTTTGAGAGTTACGCTTCAGAAGGCGGTATCCTGAAGACGGCACAGAACGCCACCACCTTAACCATTCAAGAAATGGTTCAAGGTCTCTGCGAACTCGCCCCGACTGGATATTTTGGCCGCCCTGGAGCGTTCGTCGTAGCTTCCGGCCTGATCGACGACCTTCTGACTCAGGGCGATACGTTCACCCGGCCGCTTCTCCAGGCTAACGCGGGGTCCAGTTTTAGCATCGAAAGCCCTTTCCAGGTCTTCGGACGCCCCGTTTACGTAACTTCAGGCGGTCCAGCGATGACGACTGGAAACTTTTGTGCTGCTTACGTTTCCCAGGGCGCGGCCAGGATTGCCGACGTTGGCGGCCTAACTTTCCTGCGCGACCCGTACAGCTCGGCCGCGAACGGTTTGGTAAACCTGCTGGCTTCGATGCGATCAGCGTTCTCAATAACAGAGCCTCGCGGCATCGTCAGTTACCAACTCCTTTAACCCTTCAGCCGCCCGCCTCGGAAACGGGGCGCGGGGGTTTTTATGCAGATCACAAGCCAATCCGACCCGACTTTTTCGCTTTCGGAAATGAAAGCGTTCCTGAGAATCTCCGATGACCAAACATCTGAGGACGACGTGATCATGAGCATGGTTGCGTCAGCTGTTGCGTGGTATGAGTCGGCGACTGGGTCATTCCTGCGTACCACCCAGATGCTGCACCGATTTACTGAGTCGCCCGTGTCAATTGTTTACCGCCCGTTTCTTGACTTGCAACTAGCGGAAGACGATGCAGGCGTTACGCAAACCGCCAACGTTGAAAGGCGAGATTTAATCGGCGGCGGGAGCGTTTTATCTTGGGATAATGATTCGCTCGGCGCGCTGAAGTTCATTCTTAGAGTTGGATACGCGACACGCGAACAAATTCCCGACACGGCGGCCCAGGCGGTTCGCGCGTTGGTTGCTGACATGTACGTCAACCGAGAGTATCTCAACGGGAACAGGATGCCGAGCTCGATCTCAGCAGCCATGCTCCTCGGCGAATCAAGGACCTCAATCTGATGCGTCTGACGCCGCGCGGAAAACTCGCCGCGCTTCTGGTTGTCCAGGAGCGCTCCGCGACGATCCTGGGGGATGGCTCGACGCGCGAAACGTGGGCAGACTCGCGCGAGCTGTTCGCTCATGTCGAGACCCGGGGCGGCGTTGATAAGGCCCCAGCCAATGACCTCATGGTTGGTATGGAACGTCGTGTAGCCGTCGTCGATTTCGACGAGGACTGGACGTGGTCGATACGAGACCACCGCCTGAAGCACGGTGAAACGATTCTAAACATCACCGCGGTGTCAGACCCGAATCTTTTGCACTGGAAAGTAGAGCTCACGGTCGAGGAGCTGGTAACCTAATGGGATCAAGCGCCTACGCTATTCAGGAAGCCCGCCGCCGAAACCCGGCGCAATGGCGCGCCCTTAACCGTGCAAAAGGCAAGGCGGCGCGGTCAACTGCGCGAAAGCTTGCGCTTGCAAATATCCAGAACAAAGAGACGCGCGCGGCGCTCCTGGAAGTCCCTGAAAAGCTTCAGATGAAAATCATTCAGAACGCCATCAAGCCGCTGCTCGGAGAAGCTCGGAGAGCATGGCGGGCGGAAATCAAGTCGGCGAAAACGTCGAAGCGGACCACCGCCTTTCAGCGGCGATACAACGGTATCAGTCTCCGCCAATCGCTGGCAAAATCGATCAAGGTCAGAAACCCCAAGGGCTCCGGCTCCCTCTCATCGGCGGGCTGGGTCGTGCTGGCCGGCGGCACCACTAAGCACGGGAAGCGCGGAGAAGCGGTCTCGAACGCAGGCCAAGCGGCTTGGCTTGAATTCGGCACCGATGCCCATTCGCTCCGTCGCAATCGCCGCCACCCTGGAACCGATCCGCTCATCGATTACAGCGAGCGCCTACAGCGCATGAACGCGCGCGCGGGCCAGCTCTTTGAGCGTGCGATCAAGGCCGGCATCAAGACCGGCGGTAAGCGAATGACCACGAAATCGGTTCGTGAGTTCATGGGGGTCGGTAAATGATTGAAGACTTCCGGCAAATGATCCTGAACGGCACGAGCGACATTCCCGTATCGCCGTACTTGCGCGCCGACACGACTCTCCCCGCCGTCGTCTACGACGTGCAGTCTGAAGAGATCGAGCGGACGCTCGCAGGAAGTACGGCGGTCAGAACCACCCGCGTCGAGCTTCGCGCGCTTGCCGCGACGTACGCCGCCGCTGACACGCTCGGGGAAAGCGTCGTCTCTGCGTTGGCTGGGGCGATTGTCGGGTCGGATATTAAGGGCGTCGAAACTGGTTCGGTAGCTCGGGACTTTGAGGAAACCGTAGACGGGCAAAATCTCCCGCTCTACGTCTATGAGATAGACGCTACCGTTTACTGGGAGAAATCATGACGACATCATCATTCGGGTGCCAGGTGAGTTGGAAGGGTGGTACCGCCGTCACCTCGATTCGTTCGGTCGATTTCACGGGCTCACCGCTCACCACGATCGACTCGACGCACCTTGGATCGACTCGGCGCTCATTTGTTGCGGGAATCGATGAGGCGCGCACTTGCACGGTGGTTGCCACCACCGATTCATTTAGCGCCTCGAACACGTCGGGCGCGCTGATTGTGTCCAAAATTTCACCCAGCACCCTCGGCGATTTTTTCTTAACTGATATCCAGATCGCAATCGGCCTAGACGCTGTGGTCGAGTACACGTACACATTCACTGAGGCGGGATGATGCCAACGATTCGCACTCCAACCGGCCGCGATTTCCTGGACGCCATGCGGGAAACTGAAGACGACTTTTCGCGCGCTTGCTTCCTGATTTTCCGCTGTGCCTACGCGGGCGAAGAGCGCGCGTTTGCGTCAGTTTCGGAAGTCCTTGAGCAGCCGTATGGGGTTCTTAGGGCGCTCGAGGAGGAGCTAGTCTCAAAGATGGAGCCGCCAGTTCCGGACCCTACGTAGGGCCCCTGGCGGCGCTCGCGCGCCAGCTCGGGGTCCCAGCTTCCCAGATAGTCAATTCCCCGGCCTGGGAGCTTCGTTTCTGGGAGCGATACGGGGACAAAATGAACGAAGCGAATGAGGAGGTAGCACGATGGCGAACAGGAAAATAGGCGCACTCCTCGTCTCAGTCGGAGCCGATACAAAACCGCTGACTGAAGGGCTACGCGACGCTGAGCAGAGAGTGAATCGATTCGGGCGCACCTCCCAGCGCGTCGGCAGCCGCTCGCGTTCTTCGCTTTCGGGG